ACGCCGATGGGACGTTATCCAATTGGCTCTAGAATCGTCAATCATTTATGACCTATGGGTAGCGGCGTTTACCTTATGCATGACAAAGGAATCGTTTTTCCGTTGGCACTCTGCAGGCGATTTATTTAGCGCGGCCTATGTTGCAATGGTCCTAGATTGTATCAACCGCACTCTGCACGTCCACCATTGGATTCCAACAAAGGAACCCATCTTGTCGCGTCCACTAGCAGGCCTTGTAAATTGCGCTCTAAGACTTAGTGATGACATGGTTAACCAAGTTAAGAACAAGTTTAAAGGTCTCACTAGTGGGGTCCATACGCCTGCTAATGGTGGACGTGGCCAAGCTTGCCCTGCTAGTGAAAAACTGCAGGATGGATGCCAAGATTGTCGCGCTTGTTGGTCCCATGATGTTGCCCACGTTTCCTATAATATTCACTAATACATTCAGTTCAGGAGATTTTACAATATGGAATCAATAACAATATTGGACACTGTTTTTCAGGTCCACACTTGGCCATTGCTAGCACTTGGTTTGCTAGTGGTGGTTCTAGGCCTATCAGGCCTTGTTGTGACGCTACTAGGTCCTAAACCTTAGGGAATGCATTAGCTCATTTTAAAAGCCTGTAGCGCGGCTTTTATGAGGACCTAAAGTAAATTAATTAATAAAAGGAAAAATCAAAATGACGTATTTACCACACGCTTATAAATGCATCGCCATATGGGGCCGTGAGCTTGGCAGTTTTCCAAGCTATAGCAAACGCGAGCAACAAATAGCATCACAAGATGATGCGCCAATTACTGCCATATACAAGCGCGGTGATGTTTGGGTTACTGCAGAACAAATAGAAAATGTCGCTGTTAAAAATGACATTTTAATCAAGCTTGCACATTTGGCTGCAGGCGCATACCCACCAACAAAAAAATCAAAAGGAAATAACCATGTCACGTTATAGAAAAACAGTAGACGTGTGGGCTGCAACAACAACCGAGCGTGAAGGCCTGCAGGCTGGCCAATGGATAACTGCAGGGCCAAATGGTGCGCGCGGTATATGGTGCGGAATTAGCCCTAGTGGGTCTTGCGTGGCGGTATGGTGCGGCAACATGGCAAGCCACAACAATCCATCTCAATACATCAAAGATTTAATGGCATATGCCAAACGATAACCAAAAAAGGACCTAATAAAATGAGCAACTACCAAACGCAAAAACGCCTACGCAATATGGTGGCGCATGCCATCAAAACTAAAGCCATAACTGCAGGCGAGGGCCTGACAATAACGCACCATTACGCCATGGGGTCCCGTGCTGCTAGCAGGTACACATGCGAGGCTAGCAGGGTCCTCATTGCTGACATATCTAGCAGGGTCCGCCTTGCCAAGTGAGACACTTAAAAGACCTTTAGCACGGTCTTTTTGGGGTCCTATTTGGGAGCCACTTAAATAATAACTTAAAGGTAGGGACAGCATATGGATTATTCAATTGAAGATTTAGTTGAGTTGATTTTGGACAGTGATAGGTCGGCGGTTAGAAATTTAACCTCTGAATGATGGGCAGTTTTTTATTTGCTCAAGTATTCAATACAGAATAGAATGCAGGACAACGGCAATCTTAATACAGAGGTTGTCGCCCAACTGGAGTAATAATTGTTATCAAATCAAATAATGAGTGCACGTATTGGAGAGTTTTTCGAAATCGAGCTGAGGCCGAAGAATTACTTTTTTGCGAGGGCATGGAGCAAAGAGCTAATGCTGGAATGGGGACCAAACCAACTTTTGTCTAAGTCTGATAAAGTTGAACTAGCATCACTACTTAAGAACAACAAAAACATGGAGTGAATGATTATGATGAAAATGGTAAGAGCTAACACGGGACGTGTTAAGAAGTACGCTTGGATGCGCGCGGACCAGTGGCCTGATTGGCTATGGATGGTCTTAGATGTTTGTTTCAGAAAACCGAAACATAGCTGCCTGAGATTTTATGCGAAAAATAAAGGCGTGTTTCCAAAGAACCAAGCCAACCGGCCTTTTGAGCCACAGCGATAAAATGAAGTAACGAGGTAATATTATGAGTGACAGTACAAATCAGGTATTGAGCTTTTCAAAAAGTGAACAAAAAACATTGGCAGGAATGGCAGGAGCGTTGGAATCGTTTAACGCCATGTATGCGGAAATGACCGCCCAGCAAATGCGTGTATTTTTAATTGTGGCTAGACGTGGGTCAGTCACGGGCAAACAGATAGCTGTAGGCCTAGACATATCAGGTTCAAATGTTAGCAGGTGTGTAGCTGCACTCTCTGACATTACAGTGGCGAGGCGTAAAGTCGCACCACTAAACCTTGTTGAACTACGCTCCGACCCAATGGACAGGCGGGTGCGATATGTTGAACTTAGCGAGAAAGGAAAGGCCTTTTCTAAGGAATTACTCTCTCATTTTTAAACTGGAATAAGGAGCCAAAATCATGGCTATTTACGAAAGGAAAACGGGCTACCAAATCAAGGTGCAACGGGGCGGTCATCGCTTCGTTCACTTTGTACTGGGTCTAGACCAACGGAGTGAGGCTGTTGCAATTGAATTGCAAGCCATAGCAGATATGGCGAGGGGATTAAGACCAGACGTTAAGCAGCTTGCTAAAGGCACTGGCTTGACCCTGCACTTTGCTTATGAGGCAACGTGGGAGCACCGCTGGAAATATGAGACAGATGGTTACCAAACCAAGGTCATTCAATACTGGAATGCGCTAACTCGATTCTTCATTGATGAGAAGCGTATAACCAAACTGACTGACATTGACACGTTGCTTGTTGATGAATACATCAGGACATTGAGAGACAAGGGCAATAAGCCCAAAACCATCAACAACAAACTGACGTGCTTGTCATCGATGATAAAGCACATGGTCCATCAGGGGCGGATGAAAAACCCACCATTTATTGAGTGGGAGCCCGTAGGTGACAACTCTAGGATGCGTTATTACAGCCCAGCCGAAGAGGTTGAAATCATAGAGCTAGCACGGGCTTTTCCTTTTGCTTATCAGAAGACAAATGAGTTGTTGGCTGACTTCATAATCTTACTTTTTGATACAGGCATGAGGCCTTGGCGTGAGGCTCACCAGCTACATTGCAGTTGGATTAAATCTGACATTAAGGGGCTGCCTGTTATCCGCATCCCCAAAGAATATTCCAAGACTAAAAAGCCGAGGGATGTTCCGATGACAGACAGGGTTAAGCGCATACTCAGCAAGCGCGTCACAGGACAGCTAGTGGACTTCCAGCCCTTCATTAAGCTTGACTATAAGTACCACTGTACTCGCTTCTGGAATGAGTCTGTGCGTCCCACAATGCAATGGGCAGATGAAGAGGTTTGGTATGGCATGCGACACACGTTTGCCACTAGGCTAGTGAGTGCTAAGGCCCAAATGAAAGTCATCCAGAGCCTAATGGGACATGCCAAGATTACCCAGACTGCAAAGTATACGAAGGTCACGGACGAAGCATTACAAGGAGCGATAGCAGCACTGCAGGGCAAGGACAATAGCAGGGACAGAGTGTCCCCAAATGCCTTGCCAAATGATATACTACCAGCACTAAGTGCCTGATATGTCTACGAATTCTATGCGTCAGTCGAGTCGATTAACGGTTCGAATCCTCTCGGGCGCGCCATTATTCGATAGATAGTACCAAGGCTGCATCTGTTCTTTTCCACAGGTGTGGCCTTACTTTGCACGATGTTTACCCGTACTGAAAGTATTTCAGTTCAACTTTAAGAGGACAGTAGGCAGGACAAATGAGGGCCAAATGCTGGCTCATAGTTATATTAGCAAGACCTTAATATCAAAGGTTGCACCATGGGCTTACGCCCAGCCCGTGGCTCTGCCGTGGGTTAATGGTTTCAGAATTGAAGTTAAATTGGAGAAGACTAAATGTCTAAGTTAGAAACGATTATTACAGGTGACAAGTTGATGGACTCACAGCTACTCATTGAGAAAAGAATGAGAGATGTTGGTGTTAATAAGATGGCTAAACAGATTAGCAAACAGAAGACTCAGAGGGGGGAATCTGGAACACAATACGGACAGGCTATGCTCACACATGGACTAGCCAAATTCAGTGCTGGTATTCAATCATACATGGATGCTGATGTTGGCCGAGGTGGACGTGGTGGGTCTGCTCGATTGTTACTCTCAGGTGGTGATGCTAACGTGATTGGGTTTGTGTTTATGAAGTTTATAATCAACGGAATATCAATCAAATATGGAACGCTCCAATCCATAATTAAGAAGGCCGCAGAGCAGGTTGAGGACGAGTTCAGATTGGCTGACCTGCGAAAGCAAGATGCCAAGTTATGGAAACGTCTGGTCGATGCTTCAAGTCGTAAAGAGGGTCACTGGAAGAGGACAATAATCATCAACGCCATGAATGATGAAACCTCAAAGGGGACAATCAACAACTGGGAATCTTGGTCACAAGCACAGCTAATGCACCTTGGTTCAAAGCTTCTCACAATCCTGATTGAGACTGTTGGTTTAGTCCAAATCACAACCGAATCTAAGGGCAAGCACAACACCGTGAAGAGGCTTGTTGCTACCCCTGAGACATTGGATTGGATAGACGAAAGATGCTCTCGTATAGGCCTCACTGCTCCCCAGTATAAGCCTCTGGTAATCCAGCCCAGAGATTGGAATTATGAGAACCTAACTGGCGGTGTTTATTATTCACATTACTGTAGACCTGTTCGCTTTGTGAAGACTCACAACAACAACTACATGGCAGATTTAAAACACACCAACATCGATGTTGTCCTCCATGCAGTTAACGCAATGCAGAGGACAGCGTGGTCCGTCAATAAGGACATCCTGAACCTCGTCAATGAGATGTGGGACAACGGTGTTGAGTGGTGTAATTCAATCCCACCTCGCTTCAATGAAGAGTCAGCTAAAGAAGAGGACTTTGAGTTAGAAACCAAACAGCAATGGGCAGCGTATTACAAAGAGAAGAACAGGATTGAGGCCAGCAATCGGGAGAGTGCAGCCAAGAGAATAGCCTTCAGTAGTACCATGTCCACTGCACAGGAATTCAGCGAATTTGATGAGTTCTACTTTGGATACAACCTCGACTTCCGTGGTCGTGTCTACGCGGTCAGTGCCTACAATGGGATGGGACCGGACGAGATGAAAGCCACCCTCCGGTTTGCAAATGGCAAGCCTTTAGGTGAGTCAGGTTGGAGGTGGTTAGCCATTCACCTAGCCAACACGGGTGCGTTTGACAAGATAGATAAGGACACGCTTGAAGCACGGGTGCAGTGGGTGATGGACAACGAGCATTGGATTATGCAGTGCGTTGAGAATCCATTTGAGAACCGTCAGTGGTGTGATGCTGACAAGCCTTTGCAATTTATGGCAGCAGCTATGGAATGGAAAGGATTCCTTGAGCAGGGTGATGCGTTTGTGTCTCACCTGCCTATCGCCCTTGATGGGTCAGCGAGTGGACTTCAACACCTGTCGATGGCTACTCAATGTGCCAGCACAGCACTGAACGTGAACCTGCTACCTGTCGATAAGCCTATGGACCTCTACCAGATTGTCGCTGACAAAGTGGTGGTGCAACTAAGGAAGGACAGCGAACAACCACATGAACATTGGGGTGCTCCAATCCTCAACAACATGGGTGTGAGGGTCCCAAATTATACTGAGCTTGCACTTGAGTGGCTGAAGCATGGCTTCGGGAGGGTCCATGCGAAACGTAGCTGCATGACATATTCGTATGGCTCCAAGCAGTACGGATTCAAGGAGCAAATACAGAGCGATGTGATGCATCCATTAATGCGTGACTGTAACAAGACAGGTAAGGATTTCCCGTTCAGTTATGACAACGGATACCGTGCATCTAGTTACATTGCAAGGTTGCTTTGGGATGCCGTTGTTGATTCAGTCAAACGTCCAGCCCATCTTATGGATTGGCTCACTGATGCTGCGAGTAAGGTGGCAAAGGAAAAGTTCCAGATGCCTGATGGTTCTCACCATGCCATGCCTGTACGTTGGACAACACCGCTTGGATTCCCTGTCGTTCAAAGTTACTACGACACCAACCCCAGACGTGTGAAGACTAGCATCAATGGCAACCTAGTCTACCTCACGCTAAAGGAATCGACTGACCAGATATGCACTCGCAAATCTGCACAGGCAATGGCCCCTAACTGGGTTCATGGCTGTGATGCTGCTCACCTTCAGCTAACAGTCTCAAGGGCCGCAGAATCTGAGCAGGGTATAAACAGCTTCAGTCTTATTCATGACTCATTCGCCACACATGCAGCGGACACTGATGAGTTCTGGCACATCATCAGAGAATCTATGGTTGAGATGTATCAGGCAGGTGACATTGTGCATGGACTCTACTTAGAGTTGAATGCCCAGATGAAACCGGAGAACCGTGAAGAGATTCCATTGCCGCCTAGTAAAGGCACACTGGACCTAGCTGCTACGGCATCATCACGTTATTCTTTTGCCTAATAGTTTCCGTACTGAAGTGGTGTCCTTACTGGGGTAGAGCAAAGGTTGCACTATCACGGTAAGAAAACCGTAACCAGCTAAACAGCTAATGCCCTCTCGTAAAACAGGGGGCTTTTTTATGGAGAAAGACCATGACATTTGAACAGACCCAAGCTTGCCTTCTAACAATGAATGGCCAGCCCTTACCACTTGACCTTATCGCTGCATTGATAAATCAAGGAATCATTATCAGTGAGTTCCTTAGAGCTTGCCGAAATTAAACCAGCGCACTAAGCGCACCTGACAACTAGGATAACTATGTCAAATAAAATACCACAAATCATCACACCTGAAGGCCGGACCGAATGGCTTAAGGCGTTCACCCCCGATTATAAGTTCAACGAAAATGGGGAGTTCGGATGCACCCTCAACATGGAGAACGCAGTTGCTCTACCTCTAATGGCTCAGCTTGATGAGTACATGGAGAAAGCTATTGCTGACGCTATGGAAGAGACAGGTAAGTCCAAGGATAAAATCAAAACCAACCCACCTTACACCATCGATGATGAGACAGGTGATGTGTCCTTCAAGTTCAAGCTCAAGGCCCTTGTCAATGGACGCAATGGTGACTTCACCCAGAAGCCGTTGGTCATCGATGCCCGTAAGCAGGTTATTACTGAAGAGGTTCCGACTTGGAATGGTAGCCGTGTTCGCATTGGCTTCCAACCTATCACCTACTACACAGGATTAGTTGGTGCTGGTGTATCACTACGCATGAAGACTGTCCAGCTTATTGAAGCATTGGATGGTGGTGGTGGAGCAGGGAATGCAGCGTCAGGCTTCGATGTTGAAGATGGCTTTGAGTTCACAGCTAGCCAGCCAATTGTATCTCCAACTTCAGCACCCTCATTAGAAGCGGAGTTCGATGACGTACCCTTCTAAAGACTATTTTGTTGGTCTGAAGTATGGGTTCCGTTCTGGACTTGAGAAGCGGGTTGCCGATGAGCTTACCAGCCAAGGCATCCTTTTCTCATATGAAGAACAGAAGATTGAATACACAAGACCCGCCCGTCAATCGAAGTACACACCTGACTTTGTAATCGGAACAATGATTATAGAAACAAAGGGAAGATTTCAGACTGACGATAGAGCCAAGCATCTGCTCATCAAGGACCAACACCCTCATCTGGACATAAGGTTTGTGTTCAGTAATCCCAAACAAAGAATCTCTAAAACTTCAAAGACTACATACGCAATGTGGTGTTTGAAACACGATTTCAAATTCGCCAAAGGGAGTATACCAATCGAATGGCTAAGCGAAAAACAACTGACTACATAATCATCCACTGTACGGCTACACGCCCTAGCATGGATATAGGATTTACACAGGTGGATGCATGGCATCGTCATCGTGGATTTCTGGGATGTGGTTACCAAATTATAATCAGGCGTGATGGAACAATGGAGGATGGGCGGCACATAGATGATGTAGGTGCACACGCCCGTGGCTACAACCACAACTCTATTGGCATCTCATTGGTCGGTGGTGTCACCGAAGATGATGTCAACATTTCTGAAAATAATTTTACACCAATACAGTTCGACACACTGTCGGACTTAATCACTACCTTGCAACTGTCCTACCCAAACACTGAAGTTCTAGGACACAGGGACCTCCCTGATGTGCAGAAACAGTGCCCATCCTTTGATGTTAAAGAGTGGCTCAGTTAGCAAAGGTTGCACCATCACGGTAAGCAAACCGTTAGGCCCTCTTCGGAGGGTCATCATTCTTATGAACTCAACTTTCGAGAGAAAAATTTATGACGCAATCTAAACAAGTTATGAAGCACCTTAACACTGGCCGTTCACTTACTTCTATTGAAGCGATAGGCCTGTATGGCATCACCCGTCTAGCTGCTGTAGTACACACGCTTGCTAAGCAAGGCACTGTCATTAACGTAAACATGAAGACTGGTGTACGTGGCTGCGCTTACGCTAGCTACTCACTCTAATGTCTAAGCGCGACCAAGATGATAGCCCTATGGTTGGACGTGAGAGTTGCCCTAGCTGCAACTCACGCGACAACCTAGTGCGTTATGCATCAGGCAGGGCTTACTGCTTCTCTCTCAACTGTAACCACATGGAGTGGCCTGATGAGGGTGGAGATATTAAAACTGTTAGTAGGAGTACACGCATGGCAAGTTCATTGATAGATGGTGAAGTCCGTTCACTTAGACAGCGAGGTATCTCTGAAGAGACAGCCCGCCACTTCGGTTACAAGGTTGGTAGCCACAATGGACAAGCCGTTCACATCTGCCCACTCCACAACACGGAAGGTAAGCTGGTCGCGCAGCAATTACGCACGGCTGATAAGAGCTTCCCTATCTTGGGAGACTTCAGTCAGATGCCTATGTTCGGCACTAACCTATTTGCATCAGGTAAGAAGCTAGTAATCTGTGAAGGCAGCATCGATGCAATGAGTATCTCGCAGATACAAGACAACAAGTGGCCTGTTATATCCGTACCAAATGGTGCGGCTGGTGCAGCTAAATCCATTGCTGCAAACATGAGTTACTTTAATGACTTCCAAGAAATTATCCTACTTATGGATGGAGATGCAGCAGGTGAGGCAGCAGCCAAAGCTTGCGCTCCACTGTTTGAGGCAGGCAAGTGCAAGATAGGGAACATCAATGGCTTTAAGGATGCCAACGAAGCCTTGCTAGCTGGTAAGCATCGTCTAGTTATGGATGCAATATGGAACGCTAAGACCTACAGGCCTGATGGTATCGTAAGTCTTAAAGACATCCGTGCAGAACTAGACAAGCCTGTGGAATGGGGCCTGCCTTGGTTCCTGAAGACACTCAACGATAAGACTTATGGCCGTAGGTACGGTGAAGTTTATTGTCTGGGTGCTGGAACTGGTGTAGGCAAGACTGATTTCCTAACACAACAAATCATCTACGATATGCAAGTGTTGAAGGAGAGGGTAGGTGTGTTCTTTCTAGAGCAGATGCCTACTGAGACAGCCATTCGTTTAGCAGGTAAACACGCTAGCAAATTGTTCCATATACCAGATGGTGATTGGACAGTTGAGCAGCGCAGTGAAGCTATTGATGCTTTAGAAGAGTCAGACATGATTCGCCTCTATGATTCCTTCGGGGTCTGTGAGTGGGATGTTGTCAAATCTAACATCGAGTATATGCACCACGCTGAAGGTATTCGTATCTTCTACATTGACCACTTAACAGCACTAGCCACAGGGCAGGGTGTTGATGAGCGCATAGAGTTGGAGCGTATCACTTCGGACATCGCTAAGATTTCCAAGAGACTAGGTATCATCATCACGATGGTGTCTCACCTCGCTACTCCTGATGGCAAACCTCACGAAGAGGGTGGCCGTGTATCAATCAGACACTTCAAAGGCAGTCGAGCTATCGGCTTCTGGTGTCACTATATGTTTGGCATGGAGCGTGACCAACAGGCTGAGAATATAAAGGACAGGCAGACTACTACCTTCCGTGTTCTCAAGGACCGCTACACAGGTCAAGCAACTGGCATGACTATTCCACTCAACTACAACCAAGCAACTGGACATCTCTACGAGCAGACTGTGTTTGACATAGTTCCTTGTGAGGATTTGATGGCTGCTTTCTAGGGAAAAATTATGAAGCTCATTGTCGATATTGAAACCAACGGATTGCTGGATGAACTAACGTGTATCCACTGTATCGTGGCTAAGGATGTTGACACAGGTGAGGTTCATTCCTTCCGTCCCAATGAGATAGCCAAGGGCATCAAGCTACTAGAATCTGCTGATGAGTTAATAGCTCACAACGGAATTAAGTTTGATGTACCTGCTATCAAGATGCTTTACCCATCATTCAAATCACCATCAGTGTTAGACACATTGGTGTGTGTGAGATTGATTTGGTCCAGCATTAAAGAGGACGATGCTGTCCGCTTAGAACACGAGCCAGGATTTCCAAGAAAGATGTTTGGGTCCCACTCTTTAAAGGCGTGGGGCTATCGCTTAGGCAACCTCAAAGGAGACTACGCTCAGCAAGAATCTGCATGGGATGTGTTCTCTGAAGAGATGCTAACCTACTGCCAACAGGACGTTGAAGTAACGGCTGACCTGTACGCAGAGATAATCAAACAAGACTACAGTGAACAGGCATTAAAGCTTGAGCATCAAGTGGCTTGGATTATGGCAAAGCAAGAGCGCAATGGATTTGTGTTTGATGAGAAGAAGGCTGCACTATTATATCGTGAGCTATCTGCCAAGAGGACAGACATCAGAGCAAAGCTAGATGGTTTGTTTAAGCCTTGGATTATTGCAGGTCCTCTCAAGACACCTGCTAGGACAGTCAACTATAAAGATATAACCCGTGCGTCTGTGGTGTCTGGTTGTGCTTACACACCCATCACAATCATGGAGTTCAACCCATCATCTCGCAATCAAATAGCAGACCGCTTAGTGAAAGTGCGTGGATGGAAACCTAAAGAGTTCACCAAGAGTGGGCAAGCTAAGGTTGATGAGACTACGCTGACGGGACTCCCCTTCCCTGAAGCTAAGGTCATGGCTGAATACTTCATGCTACAGAAGCGCATCGCTCAGTTGTCTGACGGAGCGCAAGGCTGGTTGAAGGTTGTGAAGGATGGAAAGATTCATGGCTCCATCAATCCCAATGGTGCTGTCACAGGACGGGCAACACACGCATACCCCAACATTGCACAAGTGCCTTCACTCTCTGCACCCTATGGTCAAGAGTGTCGTGAGTTATTCACTGTCCCTAAAGGATGGAAGCTCATGGGTGCAGATGCTTCTGGCCTAGAATTGAGATGCCTCGCGCATTTCATGGCTGCTTATGATGGTGGTAAGTATGTGAATGTTGTCCTTGATGGTGACATCCACACAACCAACCAACTAGCAGCAGGCCTGCCTGACAGACCATCAGCAAAACGATTCATCTACGCTTTTAATTATGGCGGAGGTGACCAACTGATTGGTGAACTGGTAGGCGGTGGTAGGAAGCAGGGCAAGGCTATCAAGGAAAGATTCTTAGCCAAGACACCTGCGCTTGCCAAGCTGCGTGACCAAGTGATGTCTAGCTCTGGTCGTGGTTATATTTATGGCTTGGACCGCAGGCGTGTCCATATCAGGAGTTCACACTCAGCATTGAATGCGTTGCTTCAAAGTGCAGGCGGCATTATTTGTAAGCAGTGGCTGGTCCAATTTGTTAAGTCAATGAGGTCAGCAGGTTTGCAGCATGGGTGGGATAAAGACTTTGCAATGTGTGCATGGGTCCACGATGAAATCCAAGTTGCGTGTAGGGCAGACGTTGCCCAACAGGTAGGTGAGATAGCTGTCGCTTCAATCAAAGAAGTCACCAGTATCTTCAAGTTCAAATGTCCACTAGATGGAGAATTTAATGTCGGAGATAACTGGGCAGACACTCACTAAGGTACTTAACAATGCCTACCAAAATCCCTTCACCACTCGCAGTAACTTTGCCAGAGAACACGCTGAGCTTGTCGCTGTCTGTGCGTGTGAGGGTTTAATATCAACACGTCATGTAGGTACTGACCAATTTGGAAGACGCTGGCACATAACTGTCATGGGTCTTATGCGTCTACGTGAATCAGGAGAGCATCCAGATGGCTGAAGAAATACCCATAGGTGAAGACCAACGTCCGAAGGACCGTGTGAAATTAGGCGTGTCCCCCTCTACTATTGTAGAAGAAATGGACTGTAGAAAAACCCAAGTAGTTAGCTCAGCTTACCTAGCTTTCATTATCGCTGACAGTCACAAGTATGAATGCATGATGACCTGTGGTCTTGAAGATTGGGAGAGGTATCCGATGGCCATTGCTATGTATGAGAATGAGAAGGTTGGTGCTGATATATGATTGAAACACTAATGCTTGTACTGGTGTGTCTCAGCTTTTCAGTGGTGTCTGTGGCTGTAGCATTTAGCTTTGCCATGAATGCATACCTCGATTGGCAAGAGCAGCACGTAGCTATCGAGCATGGCATCCGTGTCATTACTGAACGTAACTCTAGAGAAGGAGAACTCAATGACGACTCTATTAATTGATGGTGACATCTTAGCATTCCAAGCAGCAGCGGCCACCGAGATTGCTACTAAGTGGGATGATGATATGTGGACACTCCATGCCTCTGAAGCTGATGGCCAACGCCACATCAGAGATGCCTTAGTCTCCATTCAGAATGCCACTAAGTGTAAAGTGATGCGCGTGTTCCTGACAGGCAAGAAGAACTACCGCACTGAAATCTTAGGGACATACAAGGGCAACCGCAAGGACACCCGTAAGCCTATGACTCTAGGTGTTCTGAAGGGCTGGCTCATCGATGAGTATGATGCTGAGCTTACAGAACCTTATGAGGCAGATGACCTGATTGGTATCGCAGCCACTGATGATACAAACACAATCATTGTCTCTGAAGATAAAGACTTCTTGTGTGTGCCATGTCGCCTGTACAACCCACGTCATTCAGACAGGGGCGTGGTGACTGTGAGCTTAGATATGGCAGACCGCTATTTCTATTCACAAGTTCTGACAGGTGATGCTTCTGACAACTACAAGGGATGTCCCCAAGTTGGACCAGTTAAAGCTGACAAGATTCTTGATGCTGCTGCGGCTGACTACTGGCCTGCTGTTGTGGCTGCCTTTGAGAAGGCTGGGCTAGGTGTCGATGATGCCTTAGTTCAAGCACGGTGTGCGCGCATCCTAAGAGTTGAAGACCTAATCCCTTACCAAGAGGAACCACCCTTATGGACCCCACCATAAACGAAGGCACTCTCCGCCAAGAGGGGGGTGACCACTACGTTCATCCCATCCAACCTATCGAATACATTATGAAGAATGAACTAGACTTTTGTGCAGGCAACATCGTGAAGTATGCGACACGCGCTCCACATAAAGGTCAGTTTGAATCTGATGTTAAAAAGATAATTCACTACGCAGAGCTATGGCTTGAACTTCAACACCTAAAGTACGACTGAGAAATAATATGACTAGAAAAATAATTCAAATTATTGAGACCCCAGAAGATGAAGACCATTTCAGAACTTTAACAGCGTTATGTGATGACGGGACTGTTTGGGAGTATTGGGATGGAGATTGGCATTGGAGGTGCAGTCCTATTCCACAACGGACGTGTACTGTTATGGGAGAAATAATATGATTATAAAATTTTACACTGAAGGGTGTGCGCCATGCAAAGCTGTGACCCAAGTTATGAATAGCATGGACATTCCCTACCATGAAATTAACATTGGTCAGAACATTGGCGAGGCTATCAAGTACAAGGTTATGAGTGTCCCCACCTTATTGAATGCTAAGACAGGTGAAAGGCTGGTAGGTTTTAAAAGCATCAGTCACACAACGGAGTGGCTCAATGACAATCAAGATTGATTACTCCCGTAACAGTTTACTGTCAGAGCAGGCATCCACACTTCTCAAAGACTACTACTGTCGTGATGGGGAAGACCCACAAGATGCCTATGCAAGAGCAGCTACTGCCTACTGTCGTAATGACTACGACTTAGCACAGCGCATCTATGACTACGCCAGCAAAGGCTGGTTCATGTTTAGCTCACCTCTATTATCTAATGCCCCCGCGCAAGGAGAGAAAGTCCGTGGACTTCCTATCAGTTGTTTCCTTAGTTACGTGCCTGATAGCTTGGATGGTCTTATCGGACATACGACCGAGCTTAGATGGCTTTCCGTTAAAGGTGGCGGAGTCGGTGGTCATTGGTCTGACATCCGTAGCGTTAGTGATGTTGCTCCTTCTCCGATTCCTTTCTTAAAGACTGTCGATAGTGACATGACTGCATACAGGCAGGGCAAAACTCGCAAGGGTTCTTATGCTGCCTACATGGACATTAGTCACCCTGACATCATTGAGTTCATTAACATACGTGTACCTACGGGTGGTGACCCCAACCGCAAGGCGTTCAACATTCACAACGCAGTCAACATCCCTGATTCATTCATGGATGCTGTAAACGATAATGAACAGTGGCAACTATTAGACCCTAATGACAAAACAGTTAGGGACACAATGCCTGCCCGTGAGTTATGGGAACGCCTAATCGAAACTCGCTTCCGCACTGGTGAGCCATACCTGAACTTCATTGATGAAGCTAACCGCCACCTACCACCAGCGATGAAAGAGAAAGGACTGACAATTCATGGTTCAAACCTGTGCAATGAGATTCACCTTCCAACCTCTGAAGACCGGACAGCGGTGTGTTGTTTGTCCAGTGTTAACTTAGAACACTATCAGCATTGGAAAGACACCACGATGGTGGCTGACTTAATTGAGATGTTGGATAACGTCATTAGCTTCTTCTGTTTCCATGCACCTAAAGAACTCCGCAAGGCTGTCTTCAGTGCTACACAGGAGAGAAGCTTAGGTCTAGGTGCAATGGGTTTTCATAGTGCATTACAACGTGCCGGAATCCCGTGGGAATCTGTCATGGCTACTTCATATAACACTGAGATGTTCACCCACATCAAGGCTCAAGCTAGAGCAGCATCTGTCTACCTAGCAGAAGAACGTGGGGCTTGCCCAGATGTTGAGGGTGTCCGTAACTCTCACCTGTTGGCTGTAGCACCTAATGCAAACTCATCAATCATTGCTGGTTGTTCAGCGTCCATTGAACCACTTAAATCTAATGCGTTCACACACCGTACTAGAGTAGGGGCCCACCTTGTTCGTAACCCTTATCTAGATAAAGTTATCAGGGAAGAGGCCGAGCTATGGCAGCACAATCCTGATGCGTGGATGGAGGAACAGTGGACATCAATCATCCTCAATGAAGGTAGCGTACAGCACCTTGAATGGATGGACGAATGGCACAAGGAAATCTACAAGACCGCTTTCGAGCTGGACCAAAGGTGGGTAGTAGACCATGCAGCAGAGCGTCAACCATACATCTGCCAAGGTCAATCCGTGAACCTATTCTTCCCTTCTGGGACGGATAAAGCTTACGTTAATGAAGTCCACCTTCGGGCTTTCAACAAGAAACTTAAAGGACTCTATTACTTGCGAACCTCTGCAAGTGCTAAGGCTGACACTGTTAGCTTCAAGCCCACCCGCGTAGCTCTCAAAGACTATGCAGATGATGACGAGTGCCTTTCCTGTCAAGGATAACAGAATGAAATTTAACCACGAAAGCTTCTTGGTGTTTGATGCCGAGCATCCTGAGATTTATGAAGGGTTTAGAAGGTATGCATTGAAAGCATTAGCAGTCCGTAATAGATGGAGTGCAAGGGCTATATTCCACGCTTTAAGATGGGAAACATTATTGGACTCTGGAGGGGATTATAAAATTCCTAATGGGTGGAGTCCTCATTACGCTAAAAAGTTTATGGATGAGTCTCCAGAGCATGAAGGATTCTTTCAACTTAGGAATGCTGCATGAGTCTATTAACCCCGTCACTCGCATACAAACCCTTCTCCTATTCCAGCTTTGTTAACCAAGCAATTGAGCATGACAAGCTACACTGGGGTGAATGGGAATGTGACTTACAAGAAGATGTTGCTCAGTGGAAGTCTGGAAAGATTTCTGCACCTGAGAAAAACTTCATCACCCAAATCCTCCGTCTATTCACACAGTCAGATGTGATAGTCGGGGGTAGCTATGTGGATGTGTTCCTTCCTCGCATTAAGAATAATGAGGCAAGGATGATGATGTTGTCATTCGCCCAGCGAGAGACAATCCACATGCGCTCTTATGCTTTGCTCAATGACACCCTTGGATTCCCAGAGTCTGAGTACACAGCGTTCCTTGAGTACGATGCTATGGCTGAGAAAATTGAATTCATGCAAACCTTTGACCCTGACACTAAGCAAGGGCTGGCTAAAGCTCTAGCCCAAACTGTTTGTAATGAGGGCATGAGTTTGTTCTCTGCATTCGTGATGCTCTTAAACTTCCAACGAACCGGAAAGCTCAAAGGCATGTGCGAGATAGTTGAGTGGTCAATCCGTGATGAAACTATTCACGTTGCTGGAATGACTGAACTATTCCGTACCTATATTAATGAAAACCCAGAGGTCGTAACAGATGAATTCAAGCTCTCTATATACGAGATGTACCGCACTGCTGTTGCGCTTGAAGATAAGGTTATTGATTTGGCGTTTGAGTTGGGAGGTGTGGAAGGTATCACGCCAAGTGAAGTCAAAGATTACATCCGGTTTATAGCGGATAGGAGACTCGTGAATCTCGGATTGAAACCCAACTGGGATATAAAAGAGAACCCACTACCTTGGCTAGATTGGGTATTAAATGGTGACAGCTTCAAGAACTTCTTTGAAGGTCGCGTAACGGACTACTCAGCAGACGGTATGTCTGGTGACTCATGGGGATGGTAAACATGTCTCGACAAATACGTAAGCAAAAACCTAGTCGTGTGATTAAAGGAAAGTTTGAAGAAGAGCGTTCTCCTCGCAAAGCACTCCAGCCGAAGAATAAAATGCAAGCAAGGTACATTGAAGCTATTAACAACTTCACTCAGACCATAAGCTTGGGCTGTGCTGGAACAGGTAAGACTTACATAGCCAGCACAATGGCAGCGCATCTTTATATGCAGGGAACCATCAATAAGATAATTCTCACTCGACCAAATGTCCCTTCGTCAAGAAGTTTAGGAAGTTTTCCTGGCACTATAGAAGAGAAGATGGCTCCTTGGACTACGCCTGTGGTAGAAGTGCTTAAGAACTGCATGGGTGGGGCGTATGAGAACGCTATCAGGCGTGGTGCAATTGTTGTTGCTCCGTTTGAAACCATGCGTGGGTCATCCTTTAGTGATGCATTTGTAATCATGGATGAAGCCCAGAACACAACACCAGAAGAGATGAAGATGTTCACCACCAGAATTGGTGAGAACTGTCGCATCGTAATCAATGGTGACATAAAACAATCTGACATCCGTAGCACTAGCGGCCTGTCCACAATCATTGACCTCGCACAACGCTTTAACCTTCCTGTACCTATTATTGAATTTGGTATTGAGGATGTTGTTCGTAGTGCTGAATGTAAGATGTGGATTAAGGCATTCGATAAAAGTCAATCAAATCAATCAAAGGTTGCCCCATAAGGGTTATAAACTATGAGTACCCCTGATTTCCCCTTTATTCCTTTAGAACTCGTTGAGCATCTAGAGAAAATAATTACCGATTGCGTTCCACGTCTTGAAGATAGTGAACGTGAAATATTCCACCATGTTGGTGCTGTCCATGTTGTCCGTTTATTAAGGATGCAATATGAAGCCCAGAATGAAACTGAACAAATGGAGCATTAATATATGTGTTTTGGTTCTAGCCCTAAGCCAACCCCAGCACCCCCACCACCCGCTGACCTAGCACCTGCTGCACCTCGCATTGGTGCTGCTGGAAATGTAGACAACAAGCGAACACAAACCAAGGCCGCAAAGAAAGGCACTAGCTCACTACGGATTGCCCGTAATGTTGGTGGTACTTACAATGCTGGTACTAACATCCCTAAAAAAGGGTAGGACACTATGACCTCTATTCACCAGCGATATGAAAAGTTGGAGACAGAGCGTACACCCTTCCTTACGAGAGCGAGAGAATGCAGTAAGCTAACTCTACCGACTCTAGTTCCTGATGCGGGACACAGTTCTAGCAGTACATTTGATACGCCTTTTCAAGGCATTGGTGCGCGTGGTGTAAATAACCTCGCATCTAAATTACTACTAGCATTGGTCCCACCTAACTCACCATTCTTCCGCCTCACAGTGGATGATTTTAAGTTACAGGAACTCACCCAACAAGAGGGTGCTAGGGCAGAGGTGGAAGAAGCACTGTCATCAATTGAACGTGCAGTGATGTCGGAGATTGAATCAAGCTCTGTACGCATTGCAACCTTTGAAGCTTTAAAACATCTGTTAGTGGCTGGTAACGTATTGCTATATCTACCTGAGCAAGGTGGTATGCGTGTGTTCCACATGGACAGGTATGTCATCAAACGTGACCCTATGGGTAATGCGTTAGAGATGATTACTAAAGAAGACATCTCACCAGAAACACTCACGCCTGAATTGCAGATGCTGTGTGACATGGACCCTGACAAAGATGATGGTTATGGCCATGAATCAGTACAGCTTTACACCCGTGTCATCCGTGATGGAAAGAATTGGAAAGTGAGCCAAGAGCTTAAAGGGAAAGAAGTGCCAAATTCTGAAGGCACATACCCCTTAGAAAAGACCCCTTGGATTCCTTTACGACTCTCTCGCATTGACGGGGAATCTTGGGGACGCGGTTATGTTGAAGAATATCTAGGTGACTTGAAGTCACTTGAGACTTTGACACAAGCAATTGTTGAAGGCTCTGCAGCCTCAGCTAAAGTCTTATTCCTAGTCCGACCAAATGGCACAACCCGTGCGCGTGTATTAGCTGAAGCACCTAATGGAGCAATCCGTGAGGGTGATGCTGCTGATGTAAGTACGCTACAAGTTCAGAAGCAAGGCGACTTCCAAATTGCATTCCAAACTGCACAGGAAATCAAAGAGCGTTTAGCTTACGCCTTCTTAATGAACTCATCAGTACAGCGCAATGCTGAACGTGTGACCGCTGAAGAAATTCGTTACATGGCAGGTGAATTAGAAGATGCCCTTGGTGGTATCTACTCAATCCTGTCTCAGGAATTCCAGCTTCCTTTAGTGAACCGATTACTTTTACAGATGCAGAAGCAACGCAAAGTGCCTGCTCTTCCCAAAGGTATCGTCCAACCAACAATAACCACTGGCCTTGAAGCACTAGGCCGTGGGCATGACTTAAATAAACTAGCAGCCATGTTGGAGCAACTCAGTCAGTTAGGCCCAGAGACACTTATGAAGCACATGAATATTGGAGACTATATCTCCCGTGTGGGAACTTCATTAGGTATTGATATGAAGGGTTTGATTAAGACAGAAGAAGAGATGAACCAAGAAATGCAGCAAGCTCAGATGCAACAAACAGGGCAGCAATTAGCTCCCCAAGCATTTGATGCTGTTAAAGAACAAATGATGGCTCAACAACAACCCCAAGGAAATGAAGAACAATAATGGTAGAAACAGTAACAATTAAGCAAGAACCACAACCTGATTCACAAGAGCATATTGATGCAATGGTGGCTAAGGCGGAAGGCGCAACAACTGAACCTGTACAGGAGAACCTTGAAACCCCAGCGGATGATAGGCCTGAGTGGTTACCTGAAAAGTTCAAAACACCTGAAGACTTAGCTAAGTCCTATGCAGCATTGGAAAAGAAGATGTCCAGCGGAGAGAGTGCAGATACCCCTGCAACCCCTGAGACAGAGATTCCAACCGATTCTGCAGAAGAAGCAGTTGAGAACGCAGGTTTAGACTTTGATTCACTCCAGACGGAGTACCAAGCAAATCAGGGTCTAACTGATGACACCTATGATTCACTGGCTAAGTCAGGAATTCCCCGTGAAGTCGTGGACTCATACATCGCTGGCCAAGAGCAACTAGCCACATCATTACGAGCAACTATGTTCGATAGTGTTGGTGGTGAAGAAGCTTACGGAACCATGATGGGATGGGCAAGTACGAACCTAACGGCTGGTGAAGTAGATTCATACAACAAGACCATGAACAGTGGAGACACTGACCAGATTCAGATGACTGTACATGGTTTGAAAGCACGTTATCAAGCGGCCAACGGTAGTGACCCTAAGTTAATTAGTGGCGACACTACTGCTGCAAATGCAGGTGGCCGATTTGAAAGTGTAGCTCAGTTGACGGAAGCAATGAGGGACCCTCGTTATGCGAAGGACTCAGCATTCCGCAATAGCGTACAGAACAGGCTTTCAAATTCATCAATTCTGTAACACAACAAAGCCCCCTCAACTAACAGGGGGGCAACCTATTCCAAAAGCCCAAAGCTATTAATGACAAAGAAACTGCGCCCTTGAGGGGGACAACGCTGTGGGAGGTTATTGAGTGCTGAAGCCTCAAGGAACAAAACAACTTGAAACTTCAATCCTCTTTATTAGGAAATATTTAAATGAGTAACGCAACTGTATCAAATTTAGGACAAGTCAATGGCTCAGGCTCAACGAGCGCACTGTTCCTAAAATTATTCGCTGGTGAAGTCATCACTCAGTTCGAAGAAAAGAACATTATGATGGGTTTACACCAGACCCGTACTATCACTAACGGCAAGTCAGCTTCTTTCCCTGTCATGGGCACTGCATCTGCAGCTTACCATGTGGTTGGTGCTGAGATTCTTGGTGGTGAAGTTAAACACGCTGAGAAAATCATCACTGTCGATGAACTCCTTGTAGCACCTGCCTTCATAAGCAATATTGAGGAGGCGAAAAATCACTACGATGTTCGCGCCACATATACTTCTGAGTTAGGTAATGCATTGGCCAACACCTTTGATAAGAATGCTCTACGCATGGTAGTACAAGCTGCCCGTGGTGCTGAGACTATCACAAGTTCTGGCAAAGCTGGCCTACAGATTTCTAAGGCTAACTATAGCACTGCAGCATTAATCATCACCGCTTTGTTTGAAGCTGCTGAAGCGATGGATGCTAAAGACATTCCATCTGATGGCCGTGTTGCTGTTGTATCTCCAGCCATGTACTACAAGCTAGCACAAGACACTACAATAATGAACAAAGATTGGGGTGGTGCTGGTGTCTATGCTGATGCCAAGGTAATCCGTGTAGCAGGTATTGCGATTGTAATGTCTAACCACATTCCAACTGGAAACCAATCTGCTGTTACAGGTGAGAACAACACTTACCACGGTGACTTCTCTAAGACTAAGGCTGTGGTATTCCACTCTTCTGCTATTGGTACTGTTAAGTTGATGGACCTTGCACTTGAGTCTGAGTATGACATTCGCCGTCAAGGCACTTTGTTCGTTGCTAAGTATGCAATGGGCAGCGGTATTCTACGTCCAGAATCTGCAATTGAAATTAAGATTAACTAGGAACTGCCTTTAGGTAGTCACAAAGGGAACTTCGGTTCCCTTTTTTTTACTTTTTAAAGGACACGGTATGTCATTAAATCTCACGACTGAACTAGAAGCAGTCAACACCATGTTGAATACGATTGGTGAAGCACCTGTAAATACATTGGTCAATATGACTTCTGTGGATGCACTCACTGCTGTCTCTATTTTGAGAGATGTAAGCCGTGAAGTACAAACACAAGGGTGGCTTTTCAATACTGAACATGATTACCCATTGGTCCCTGACCTAAACAATAACTTATCATTACCTGTTAACACGTTGTCAGTGGACACGTCTTCAACACACCATGATATTGACTTAGTACAACGAGGCTTACGTGCATATGACCGTAAAGCTCACACCTACACTTTCACAAAAACACTGAAATGTAGCCTCATTCTATTGCTAGCCTTTAATGAAACAACAGAGGCAGCACGTCATTACATTGCTCTACGAGCAGCGCGTGTATTCCAAGACAGAGTATTAGGCTCTGAAACTTTACATTCAATGCATCGTGAAGATGAATATCAAGCACTCACGACACTCCGTCTTATGGAATCTGAGAACTCTGACTTCAATATACTGACAGGCAACACTGACGTTTCCCGAATATTAACGAGGTAATCTATGGCACTTGTAAGCAGTTCAATACCGAACCTCGCTAATGGAGTTTCCCAACAATCTGCAAGCCTCCGCCTTAACTCTCAAGGAGAGGAACAGGTCAATGCTTTCAGTTCAATTATAAGTGGTTTACGCAAAAGACCACCAACAGAATACTTGGCAACTTTACTGACCAATGCTGTAGCAAATGGTAACTACTTCATACACATTATCAACCGAGATATTACAGAGCGTTATATTGTAATTGCTAATAATACAAGTTTGAGAGTGTTTGATTTTGCTGGTGCAGAGAAGACAGTTGCTACACCAGCAGGATATGGTTATCTAGCCACTGGAAACGCGATGAGCGATTTCAAGGCTGTAACAGTTGCTGACTACACCTTTATACTGAACAAATCTGTGGCCACTGCGGTCATTGCCAGCACATCAACACCTGCTTGGCCTGAAGCTATAGTCCACTGTAAGCAGGGCAACTACGCTACTGACTACAAGATATATCTGGACGATGTTCAAAGAGCTTCATACACAACTGCAGACGATGTTAAATCTCAGTTAAAGACCAACAACATTGCCAACCAACTGGCTACTCAATTAGTGGCTAACTTAGGTTCTGTCTACACGATTACATGGGATGGCTCTGCTATCCGAATCCAACGCACAGATGGTAATGACTTTACTCTACGGACTGAAGACTCCTTCGGTAACCAAGCCTTGATAGGCGCAAAGGGTTCCATCCAGACCTTCTCTGATTTACCAAGACGTGCCTTCAATGGCATGAAGATGAAGATAAATGGAGAGCAGAATTCTGAGGCTGATAACTACTACGTTGAATATGTAGCAGGTGATGATGCTCAAGGTTATTGGAAGGAAACTGTAGCAGAAGGTAAAGACACGACCCTAGACAATTCTAAGCTGCCTTGGAAGTTAGTGAGCAATGCTAATGGCACGTTCACCTTCACAAATAATGCTTGGGATGGGCGCGCTGTAGGTGATGATGTATCTTCACCAGACCCTTCCTTTGTCGGTAAGAAAATCAATGATGTGTTCTTCCACCGAAATCGCTTAGGTGTGATTTCAGATGAGAACGTAATCCTCAGTCGCTCTGGTGCTTACTTTAAGTTCTACGCTGAGACAGTGACTACTATATTAGACACTGACCCAATTGATGTATCTGTTAGTCACACCAAAGTATCCATACTTCGCCATGCGATTCCGTTTAACGAGACACTCCTGCTATTCTCTGACCAGACCCAGTTCATGTTGAATGCTGGCGACTCATTGACTCCAGCGACTGTGTCCATAAATCAGACGACTGAATATGAATCAAGTTTACAAGCAAGTCCCGTTGGTGCTGGTGAGTATGTTTACTTCGCCACTAATCGTGAAGGTTTCGCAGGTGTTCGTGAGTTCTTCGTGCAAGCAGATACTTCGTCTAATGTTGCTATTGATGCGACCCTCAATGTCTCTCGTTATATAAAAGGGAAGGCTACAGCCCTAGTCTCAAACACTAACGAAGACATGATATTTGTGTTGACTGATGGTGCACACACTTCACCAACTTGTTATGTCTATAAATATCTTAGACGTGATGGTCAGGCACTTCAGATGTCTTGGTCTAAATGGGAATTCCCCAGTGCTGACCGTATCTTAAACCTGTCAGTTATTGAGTCCACAGCCTATTGGCTTATACAACGTGGAACTTCAATAATGCTTGAGAAGATGCAACTACAGGAATCTCCTAAAGTGACATCCACAGGAAAGATGGTGTACTTGGATTCACTTCAAGCGAGTTCTACTAAAGCAACTGGTCAGAGTCTTGTGACTGTAGACGGTACAAATTATGTGGGTTACCCCTACACAATGGCGTACACATTCTCAACTCAATACAAACGCACACAAGGTCTTGGTGGAAGTCAGTTGACTGATACTTCAGGACGATTGCAGATGCGTAAGTTCTCTGTTCTTTATGAGGACACTGGTCACTTTAATGTTGAAACAATCTCACAAGGTGTGTCACATACCTATTCCTTTTCAGGTCCTCCAATAGGACTTCAAACACTTGGACAAGTGAACGAAGTGTCCGGTGGGTTTACGTTCCCACTTCAATGTAAAAATGACCGACTGACAGTGAAGGTTACCAACAACACTCACTACCCTTCAGCCTTCCAATCAGCAGAGTGGACAGGCTACTACACTACGAAATCTAGGAGAATCTAAATGGTAGCTCGCGTTAGGCCAGCAAAATTAAATGATTGTAATACGCTAGGCCCGCGCTTGCGTCAGGCAGATAAGAATGAGCTAAAACTCTCCTGTGGATATGGGCCAGTAACGGCCCTGACATTATCCTTTAACGCCTCTGATACAGCCTATGTTGCTGTTGATGAGGATGATGTTCCATTTGCAATGTTCGGTGTAGTAATGGCAAGCCAGGATTTTCTAGGAGTCCCTTGGATGTTAGGCAGCGCAGGCATCTACCAGTACGCTGGTCAGTTCAGGCGTGAATGCAAAAAGTGGCTTACAACAATTGAAACAGATTACCAAGTCCTAGTGAATTATGTACACGCTGATAACCACAGAGCCATTAGATGGCTTCAATGGCTTGGCTTCCAAATGATTTATCTGAACCCTAACTATGGGGTAGGTAAAGCTCCATTCTATGAATTCGCAAAGGTGAATCAAAATGTGTGACCCAGTTCAAATCGGTATGTCTCTGATGAAGTTTGCTGAAAAGCAAGCAGCGGCAGATGCACAAAACAAAGCAGCAAGAGAAGACTACTTTCAGAAAGTAAACCAAACCCAACAGGCCTCGCTACAGACACACGCTCAAATGTCTGACCAGCTATTCCAAGACAGTATATTAGCTGTAGAAAATCAAGCGGCTGTTTATGCAAACACAGAAGGCATGGGTGGTTCGTTAGTTGGTAGATTAGTCCGTAACCAGAGAGCCACTGAAGCTCGTAACAAGGACAACATTAATAAGAACTATGAAATGGATGTTCAGCAGAAGCAATACGAGATGCAAGGTTACCAAGTTCAATCGACAGGGCGTATGAAGAAAGGCCCAAGTCTGATACCAGTTGGTTTAGAGATGTATGACATCTACAACAAAGACCAGCTAGCCAATGGGGACATAGCATAATGGCACAACGTCAACTACAAGTAACTGCTCTTAAGCCAGCAGCTAGGGCAATGGACACTTATGTTCGTCCTGAGTTTGAAAGCAACGCAGCAGCTATAGGCAAGCTGATGCAGTCTATAGATAAAACTGACAATGACCGCGCTATAAAGAATGCGGAGATTAATGCAGTAACTGAAGCATTAGGACAGGGCCCCGAAGACCTTCATAGCAGAGTAGGGTTTGCAAGCACACGTCCTGATGCAGTCGCTTACAGGTTTGAGCATAGGGGAATGCGCTATGCCACTGACTCACTACCACAACTTGAATCTGAATTTCAGGAATTTCTTCTAGGGGCAAATGACCTTGGCACTGATATAGAACCTTTCCTTAATGAGAAGTTTGGTGAAGTGCTGTCTAAAATGCAGGGTGGCGGTGGTAGCCAGTTCTTAATTGCTGGAGCAGGTAACATCCTTAAAGCAGCTAAAATTGATTTTCAAAAAAGGCACATGGAGTTCATTGATAAAAGAGCCATTGGCGAGACTATGGATAATCTATCCATGCGTGTTGATGGCATTGTTCACCAGAAGGCAGTCAACTCCCGTGAAGATGGGCTTGGTGGTACGTTGCCCCCACAAGCGTTTAAAGAGCGCATTAAATCTATGGATTTCTTAGCTGTTGAAATGTCACAAACAACCCACCTTACAAAAGGTCAGGCTAATAAAGCTGTGTTTGATTCATTACTGTCAATGGCTAAAGGTAACGACCCTGCGAATGCTGAAAGGTATCTTCACATGGCGAAGCTAGTCAGGTATGCAAAAGGTAAGAATGGTGAGTTAAGGCCTGAAGCGTTTGAAGCAATAATGATTGCAGAGGATGCTGCGGCAAGAAAGATTAACAGTAGGGATATTGCAGAGGCTGCTGCCTCAAAAGCGAGGGTGCTAAAGGAAAAGATAGAAGCACACGCTAGCTTTGTTGAAACTATTTCTAACTCTGATGTTCCGGTAACTGAACTACCTGCAGATATAATTAACTACTTAACTCAAGCTGGAATATCTCCTGAAAAACAGACCGCAACGATGGACGCTGTGAACAAAATGAGAGCAGGCGGTCAAGAAAGTTCAACACAAGAAAAGAACTTCATTAACTATTCTACATTGCTTATGGCAAATAGACAGAACCCAAACATGGGTGCTTCGTATGCTGAATTAGTTCAAATGGTTTCCAACCAAGCAATACATCCATCACGTCTAAAAGAAGCACAGGCAATGCTCAAAGCAATAGAGCAAGCTTCTCCACTAATTAGCAACACACTTAACACTAAGCCTCGTGATTTATGGGTTGCTGGCATTGTTAAGATGGAAGATGACTATGACATGGTTGGTCTTGCTAAAAAAGAACAGCTTGTCAATGAGTGGAATTCTGAGATGAATAATCTTATTGCACAGCATTACGATACTGAAAGTAATATGGCTCCCACCACATCTCAACTTCAATCAATGGCAGAACATGTGAAAGGTGTAATGTCTAATAATTATGCTGATGAAATTTCTAAAAGAGATGAAGACGAGCAGGGCTATAGAGACTACAGGGTTGGCATAGACGATGCAGTTAAAGCTTCTAAGGCAGCATCAGAGGGAGATGGGAAAATTAATTTGTTGGGAATAAACAGCATAGGAACATCTGGTTTATCTAGCCTATCTGGAAATCTATCTGCTGAAGCAATTTCGGAGCATATTAAACCTGAGTTAAGAATGAGAGTTCTTTTCAATCCAGCCCGTGAATTTACTATTGAAGACGCTAAATCATTACAAGAAGAATCTCTAGTAGGACTTGCTGAGTGGCAGATATTTGAAAAGATTTATGGCGAAGGTTCATTTGCTGTTTACTACCAAGCCAATAAACCCAAAATAACTATGGCCCATTATAGGGATAGCATCAGGAGTAACTAATGGTTACAGCAACTAAGTACGACCCTGACTATGTATCGCCATATTCAGGTATCGAAGAAGAAGAAGTAGGAGATGTTCCTAAATCACCAAGCACCTATGTTTCACCTTACTTTGGTGGCAGGGAGAAAGGTCCTGTATACAACGAGGAAACCTTTCACGCTGATTCTCAGTCGATAGCTGATTCTAGGATGTTAGCTAGTAAGTTTATTAAAGCACCACAGCGTCAGTCTGAAACTCAAGGTCAGCACATTGCTGCAGAGATGGCACAAGGAATGCCTGCTCGTAGTCTAGAGAGCATCAGGTCAACGCTGAGTGCTGAGAAAGATTCTGAAGCCGCTTACCAAGCACAGCATATCCAATCATTAAGCGATGGCGATTTCACACGCGAAAGTTTAGATTGGTTAGGTACTACACGCTGGAACATGGTTAAGACAGGTGAGCTAGCGTTTAGTGTTGGTGGTTGGTCTGATGAAGAACAGCAGGCCCTTGTACGCCTTATGGCTAACTATGAGGAACTACCTACTTCATGGAAGACTACTGGTCGTGCTGCTGCAGGTTTAGCTAGTGACCCTACAACTTATATAGGATTGAGCTTTGTTCTTAACGCACTATCTAAGATTGTTTTAAAGCCAATAGCAGGCGCATTAGTCCGTTCTCTGATGAAAACCACAGCAGGCGCAGGCACAGTTGGTGCTGTTGAAGTTGGTGGTTACATGGGTGTTGATAACCTTCTTAACCAAAAGATTGATGTTGAGACAGGCCAAAGAGATGATTATAACTATCTTGAAACAGCAGCCTATACAGCAGCAGGCGCAGCAGGTGGTTATCTAATTATTGGAGGATTAACAGCACTCACTCTTCGCGGAGCATCTAAAGGTTTATCCAAGAATGCTAATGAAGCTGTCGATGAAGTTGTTGAAGAGGCAACCCCTGTAACTGATGAGGTTGTTGAACTCAGTGATGAATCTATTGATGAGGTTGTTGAGGCTGCGCCAAAACAGGTTGATGAAACCATTGACTTAGTTGATGACTTAGAAACTGTGTCTGATGATGACTACATGGCTGAGATGCTTAATGAACTTGGTGATGACATCCCTGAAGATGACTTGGCATTTCTATCTCGTAACATTGAAGACGACTATGCTCAAGAACTAGCATCTGCTTCTGCCAAAGGCGCAGATGATTCAAGTGAATATGTTGTTGAAGAGTTAAAGCCAACTACAGTTATGCCCAAAGGATTAGCAGGTGCAAAGCCTCGCTATAATTATGGACAAGATTCTTACAATGTTAAGTTTGAAAGTGACGTTGATAAAGCACTCTATATTGTAGCTGGTAAAGGTAAGTCTAAATCACATGAAGAGTACATGCGTTTCTTGCGTGGTGTGTTCCCTGATAAATCTGTTGAAGAAATCAAAGAGATGGGGACAACAGTAAAGGCTAAAATCAAAGACTCTGCTAAAAACAAAGACGTTGATTTAGATGGTGACCTATCAGTAAATGCTACTTATGAACCAACAAAGAAACCTCGGCGGCCTAAAGGTGAAAGCAAAGCATTAGACGAGAAGCCTAAGATATACGATGAAGCTAAACCTGCGAAGATGCCATACAACATCAACCGCATGAGAACGGCACAGGATACTAAGAACTTAGTTCTAGAACGTGCTGAACAGCATCGTAAGCTGAATCCTCTTGAAGCTAAGACTATGGCTGAAGTCATTGAAGAAGGACGTGCTGCTGCTAAAGATATGGCTGAAAAGACAGGTGCTAACTTTGATGAAGTTATGAAGCTTGTTAAAGGTGATGTCGTAGAAATGGCAGCAATCGTTAACCGCATCAAAGCCACCCGTGATTTGCACGTTTGGACTTATGATAAGCTTAAAGAACTTGCTTACAAGCATAAGGATGATGGTGGTCTTAGTGCGCTTGAAAAGGCTGAGTTAGTCAAAGTAGTTCAAATGATTAACCAACTTGTTCCTGTAACCATTGACCAATCTGTTGGAGCTTCAAGAGTTCTTGGTTCAAGAAGAGCTATGGCTATATCAGATGATAGTTTGATTCGTGGTCACATGGACGTAGACGCAGATGTTGTAAAAGGAAAAGATGCTACAGAAGCAATTGCTGAATCTGAAGCTGAAGTCCTTCTGCCACTGCTCGACCAGAATGCAGTAGAGGCTATAGAGAATGGCAATGGGCCGTTTGTTATTGATGCCCTTGTTGATTCTATTATAGCAGGCATTGAGAGTGGCAAGATTAAGGACCCTAGAAGTGCTGCAAAAGAATTAGCTCCTTCAAGATTGGCAAGAATTATTGCGGAAATAAATCGTATCCGTGCTGGTTCTATGTTGGGTGGATTAACCACCATGACAATGGCCGCTGTGTCTAACCATTTCCACATGATTTGGGAGCCTGCACTTGAATATGCAAGCCGTCATAACTTTGGATTGACCAAGGCATCAAGGGCATCACAGGTTGAAGATAAGTTAGCCCGTGCTAGAGCATTAGCACAATACTCTGGCAACATGCAGTATTACTTGCAAGGATGGAAAGAAGCAATGCGGGCTGTAAAGCTTGGCGTTCATCTTACTGACCCTAACGTAACTCACATGGAATCTAATGCTAATGCTTTAGGCAATAAGTTTAAGTCTAAGAAACGTATTATCTATGAGAACATCACAGGTTATGCTCACACAATACTCATGGCATTGGACGAGCAGCACAAGTTCACACGCGCTCATTCTCTTGCATTTGCTGACGCGGTTGTTGAGGTTAAGAGATTAGAACTTAATGCAGCTAAAGAAGGAAAGGTTGCCTTTAAAGAGGGAAGTGCTGAAGCTGAAGTGTTCATACAAAAGCACATCGCCTCTATGTTTGATGAGCATGGTGCAGTAAAGCAGATTGATGAAACCAACACACCAGCAGGGAGAAAAGCAGCAGCTCAAGGTGAAGCGATTATGCGTGAGATACGCATGGAGACATTCACTGAAGAACTTGTTGGTGACGTAGGTCGGCTGGTAAATGGAATCGCTGGTTCTGGTGGTGGATTAGGAGCTTTAGTCCTGCCATTCAGACGCGCACCAGTTAACTCTATTTCCTATGCACTTCAGTACGCTCCTATACCTGAATCAATATTTGGTATTCCTGTAATGCGGTTTATATCTGCTAAACAAGATGCCATTCTTAAATCAGGAGACAAGGTACAGATAGCTAAACTCCGTATGCGTAAGAAAGTTGGAGCAATGGCTGGTGCTTATTTGTGGTTTAAATCTGACACAGGTGAATTAACAGGTGGTGGACCTAGTGACTACAAAGCACAGGCAGCTTGGATAGCCGCAGGTAACAAACCATACTCAGTTAAAATTGCTGGTGAGTGGGTTCCTTATGCAAAGATTGAACCTTTCTCAACTGTCATGGGTGTTATGGCAAATGCTCATTACATCTGGAAGATGGACCCAGAGAGATTTCAAGATGGAACTGCTCATGTTGTAGAGGCTGTTCAGGTTGCTTTAGTTCAAAGCATACTTAACAAAGCCTACTTCTCATCTATCAATGATTGGATGAAATTATTGGCAGGTGAAAATAATAAGCTCATCACCACTGGACACTCTGTAGTCACATCGTTTGTTCCTAACGCATTAAGCCAGATGAACTCTGACCCTAATGTGCGTGAGGCAACTGAGTTACTAGAGAAGGTGCAGCGTAAGATTGATGGCTGGTCCCAAGAGTTAGGTATGCAATATGACATTACCGGCCAGCCTAAGTTAAAACCCAATGACGGGTGGAACTTATTTAAGCAACCGAACGTCCGTGCTGATACTTCAAACATGGCTAAAACTGTTATGACAGAAATCTATGACTTGCGAGTTGTGCAAGATAAAGATGGTCTGTTGGGAGAACCCCCTAGAAACCTAAATGCAGGTAGAAAGGATTATCGTGAGGTTTATGATAGGAATGAAACTGAATCTGTTTACGCAAAGTACAACAGGTTTATCGGTGAAGAGGTCATAAGAGGAAAGACTCTTGAGGAAGCTCTCTACGATAAAATAAATTCTAATCAGTACCAGACTAAACCTAAATCACCTTACCTTGATGTTGACTCACCTCATATCAATATGTTGTCGGAGATTATTAAAAAATACAGAAAGAAAGCCAAGAAAAGGCTCCTTGATGAATCCGATGCGTTCAGAGAACTTTATGATGTTCTTGAAGATAAGAAGCGTGAAGTTAAACTTGCACGTTAACTAACCCCAACAAGCCCCTCAGTCGAGGGGTTTCTTTTATTTCCCCATATTTAAAACATAGAGAATTAACATGGCCTTATCCTTTGTGACATACACAGGTGATGGCAGCAACAAAGCATTCAACTTAACATTCACTTATCTGCAACAATCAGAAGTCGGTGTTAAAGTGAACAATGTTGCTGTTACATTTGCGTGGCTGACCTCCAGCAGTATTGAGACAACAGTCGCCCCTGCATCCGGTGCATTCGTAGAAGTGCGAAGAACCTCATCTAGAACAGCGCGTGTCGTTGATTTCCAAGATGGTGCATTACTTACTGAAGCTGCGCTAGATGCTGACAGTAATCAGCTATTCAATCTAGCACAAGAAGCATTTGATTCGTCAGATACTACAATCCAACTGGACTACAACAACACCTTTAATGCGGGTAGCAAACTCATTAAGAGTGTAGCTAATCCTGTAGATGCACAAGACGCTGTTACTAAATCCTGGGCCGAGTCTGGGATGACTTCTGAACTTGCTCTAGCAGACGCATCAAAGGCTGCTGCGCTAGTCTCCCAGAACGCTGCGAGTGCGAGTGCAACAGCTTCAGAAGCTTCTAAGGTTACCTCCACAGCACAGGCTGTTATCTCCACGACTAAGGCGAGTGAGTCTAGTGCGTCACAAGTAATCTCAACTGCACAGGCTGTAATTTCCACAGCTAAAGCAGTCATTGCCACAACTAAAGCTGCTGAAGCATTGGCTTCTCAAAGCGCAGCCAGTACAAGTGAGACTAATGCATCGACAAGTGAGACTAATGCAGCAGCAAGTTTAGATTCCTTCGATGACAGATTCCTTGGTGCAAAGAGTTCAGTCCCCACCGTTAACAATGATGGTGATGCACTTTTAGCAGGTTCGATGTATTGGAACACTCCATCATCACGTATGTATGGTTACACTGGTTCTGCTTGGGAAACACTAAAGCCCACTTCAGTTGAGCAAGGACACATCAATACTGTGTCTGGTATTCAAGCAAGTGTTACTGCGGTATCAAATGATGCCACCGACATTGGAGTTGTAGCAGGCAAGGCGACTCAGATTGGATTGTTAGGCACAGCTTCTGCTGTTGCTGACATGGTAATCCTTGGAACTTCTGATGTTGTATCCGATATGAATACGTTAGCTGCGTCCATAGCAGACGTTAGTAGCTTTGCTCAAAAGTATCGTATTAATTCAACTGCTCCTACCTCATCACTAGACTCTGGTGACTTATGGTGGAACACATCAAACAACGAGTTAAGAGCATACAGCACAGCCACATCATCGTGGGCAGCGACTGCTCCTACTTCAGCCAACCAAGCTGCTATTGATATTGTAGCTGGTGACATTGTTTACTCTGAAGATTTGGGTGCGATAACGGCTGCGGTTACCACAGGTTCTGGTAATTCAATCACGACTGTAGGCAACTCAATCACCTCTGTAAATACAGTGGCTGGTGCAATCGCCAATGTAAATTCAGTAGGCGGTTCAATAGCTAACGTCAACTCAGTAGCTGGTAACAATACCAACATCAACAGTGCGGTAAGTAACGCAGCTAACATCAACAGCGCAGTAGCGAATGCTACCAATATCAACTTAGCTGCTGGTTCAATAGCCAACGTCAATTTAGTTGGTGGTTCTGTAGCTAATGTGAATACAGTTGCTGGTGCTATAGCTGATGTGAACAGATACGCTGATGAATACACGATAGCTTCATCTGCCCCTGCTTCACCATCCTCTGGTGACTTGTGGTACGACTCAACTGCTAACACTTTGAAATACTACACAGGCTCTATATGGGCATCTATTGCTGCTGGTATTGCTTCTGTAGCTGCTGACACAACTCCACAATTAGGTGGTGCTTTGGATGCTCAGAACAACAACATGACAAACGTAGGAACCATCTCTGGTTCTAACCTACAGTTAGACTTTGGAGGTCTATAAACATGAGTAAATTATTACAACTTCGTGGCGGGACTACTACTGAACACGCTTCGTTTACAGGTGCAGTTCGTGAAGTCACAGTTGATACAACCAAAGATACGCTCGTAGTACATGATGGTTCAACTGCTGGTGGTTTCCCATTATCCACTGCGTCTGATGTAGCGGCTTCTCTTGCTACTTTAGTGGACTCAGCACCAGCAACATTGAACACGTTGAATGAACTAGCTGCTGCTCTTGGTGATGATGCCAACTATGCTACTACGACAACTGCTGCCATTGGTTTGAAAGCACCCATTGCCTCTCCTACATTCACTGGCAACATTGGGATGCCTAACGGCTCCATTGACCTTGCTCACATGAGTTCTGAGTCTGTTGATGAAGACAACTTACATATCTCTAATGCTGGCTCTAATGGTCAGTATCTCCAGAAGCAGTCTGGCAATGCTGGTGGTTTGACTTGGGGAACTGTGGACATATCAACACTAGCACCCATTGCTAGTCCCAGTTTCACTGGCAACGTGGGGCTAGGAACTTCCTCTCCAAATTTAGGAGGGTTTCAAAGTGGTTCGCGTGTAATGTCAATAGAAGGTGACGCTGCTGATGATTTTGGTGTTTTAGAATTTATTAATCCTAACGCGACAGGCTCTAATAGAATTGGAGAATTGCGGTTTATAAATAAAGACGCTGGAAGTAGTGCTGTAGGACAGGCTGGTATCCGAGCGTTTAGAGATGGGGCCGACAATTCTACGGCTATGTCCATGTACACAAGCGCGGCTGGAACTTTTGCTGAGCGTCTACGAGTCACTGCCTCTGGAAATCTCGGTGTTGGTAATGCAAGCCCATCTGAAAAGCTCCATGTAACAGGCAACATACTTGCATCAGGTAACGTAACAGCTTACTCAGATGAACGCCTAAAGAGTCACATACAAACAATCCCCAATGCACTAGATAAAGTTCTTAGTGTTCGTGGTGTGACCTACGATATGAATGACGAGCGTGGCACAGGTGTCATTGCACAAGAGTTAGAGAAGGTTCTACCTGAAGCTGTGTTTGATAATAAAGATGGTATGAAGTCAGTAGCCTACGGCAACGTAGTAGGTATGTTGATTGAGGCAATCAAAGAGCAGCAAGCTCAGATTGATAATCTAATGGAACTTGTAGGGGGTTAGTAATGGCTTTAGCATCATCAGGAGCTATAAGCTTCGCACAGATAGCCGCTGAATTTGGCGGTACTGCTCCACACAGCTTGTCCGAATATTACCCGCTGTTAGCACAGGGGGTTACAGGACTTCCATCAAGCGGTACTTTTAACTTCAGCCACTTTCACGGCAAAGACAAAGATGTTGCCACATGGACTGCAAGTGGTTACAACTCGTCTGCTTGGGTAAACATAGGAACTATACATGGTTCTTACTACCATCATAACTACCAAGGTAATAATAATTGGATTAACAAAATGGTAGTTGGGGGTACTCACATGTGGAATACAAACTCATACACCTCTGGAAACACAAGGTATAGGTCAACAGGTGCTGTTGGTGCTAATAAGCCTCTGTACAGGGACTCTTACACAACTACATGGAATGACACTTCTGGAAATGTATGGACTGTCGCTTCAATCTCAGGATAATTTAGGAAAAACAAATGAACTCTTTAACTTATGATTTTACACAAATTCAAATACGCAAAGGGAGTGAAACATTATCTGCAGATATTAAGCCAGATTTTAGTTTTACTTACGATGCCATTAACTACAATAGTGCAGGGTTACGGAAATATCGTGTTGGGGATACGGAGTCTGATTTAACTGCAGCACAGGCAACAGAGATTGAAGCTTACATTACTTCAGTAACAGCCGACCCAGTAGCACAGGTTAATTTTGTATCAACACAGTATCTAGCTGAAACTGACTGGTATGTCACACGATTCGCAGAAACAGGCGTAGCAGTACCGTCCGATATAACCACAGCCAGAGCAGCAGCTAGGGCAAACGTAGTAGCTGGTGGTGGATAACTTCATAAAGGTTATTCCAAATGCAATTTCAGATAAGGATTGTGATTCTTTAATTAAGGATTTTGCTTCGTTTCCTGACGTAGATGGTGAGATTGCCGCCTCAAGAGAATATAAAAATAGTATACAAGGCCGTAATGATTATTCAATCGGTCTGACCTGTGGACATAATTATGACACAGAAGAGTCTATTGCGACCAAGAAGAAATACTGTGAATTGATAATGCCTATAGTCTCTGAGGAAACCTTTTATTACCTTGAAGATTATGGACAGTCATTCCCGTTTCCTCTTGAACTTGAGGATTGTAAGATGCAGAAGTCTACCGCAGCAAAAGGCGGTGGCTTCCATGTTTGGCATTTTGAAAATGAAGGTTCTCAAAGCGACAAGATTACTAGGCGTATGCTTGTCTGGATGATATATCTAAATGATATTCCTGTTGGTGAGGGCGAGACTGAGTTCTTATATCAAGGGCTTAGGTTACAGCCAAAGAGGGGCGACTTAGTTATCTGGCCCGCAGGATTCACTCACACCCATCGTGGTAATCCTGTGTACACGACAGACAAGTACATCCTCACTGGCTGGCAGCTTTGGCCTACTCCAGATGATGCAAATGCTTTCATTAATAAAGGTAGGGCTGCTTCGGTTGAAGCACAGGCCAAGAGTTTAGGGAAGCTAGAATCCTAATGTGGTCAAGTGCCGCAGAACTCTATCCAATTCACATAGCCCCTACCCAAGCCCCTACGGGTCAGGTGGCTATCGTGGAGCCTCAAGCAATCCGTAAGGAAGATTACAGGCCAGTAAAGCCCTGCGAAGCTCCTTATGAAATCATTCACCACTACTACTCAAGGAGGGTGTGGGTATGCTCCTAGAAATGGCAGCAGCTAACTTAGCTTTCAAAACGGTGCAGGGTTTCCTAAATAATGGCAAGACTCTGTTCGACTGCGGAAGCGCACTTACGGACTACTTCAGTGCAAGCAGTGAGATAAACAAAAAGGCAGGTTCCTCAACCAGTACAGGGTCAGCCCTTGAATGTTACCAAGCACAACAAGAACTAAAGAAGCAACGCGAAGAACTCAAGTGGCACATGAATAAATCGGCCCTAATGGGCTGGAGTGACTACCTTGCCTTTGAAGCCGAATGGCATCGTGAGCGTAAAGCTGAAGAACAAGCTGTACGAGTTAAAGCAGCTAAACGACAACAAGAACTGGAAGAAAACCTGAACTTAGGTATCAAGGTTCTTGCAATAATAGCGTTTGCTATGGCCCTGCTTTTTGGGGTGGCCTACTTCTACTTTAAAGGATATTAAGAACATGTCTGCCATGTCTGATTATGACGCTGGTCGCTTTGTTACTCTAGTAGAGAACTTAGGCAACCAAGTCGAGTCACTTAACGCAACAACCATCCAACTCTCCAATCGAGTCAATGACTTAGAAAAGCAGCTAGTTAAAGGAAAAGGTTTCCTTGCTGGAGCTATGATTCTTTCCATTGGTCTTGGTGGTGTTGGTACATCAGTCCTATCTAAATGGATGGGAACTTAACAAGCCAGGATTTTATTTATGTCATCTCTCAACCCACTCGCTGGGATTGCCGGAAGTGTCATGGAAGGTCTTGATGACCTGTTCACCTCAGACGAAGAGAGAGCAAATGCTGCTCTAAAGGTTGAACAACTTCTCCAGAAACCACACACACTGCAAGCAATGGCAAACATTGAAGGGGCTAAACATAGCTCCGTGTTCGTGGCTGGCTGGAGGCCCGCAATAGGGTGGGTATGTGCAATTGGTCTTGGTTACCAATTCCTTATCCTTCCATTTGCTGGACTCATCAATGCTTACTATGCACTCCCCGCAGAACTCCCAACAATTGCATCTGCAGAACTAACAACCCTTGTAATGTCTCTCTTAGGTCTAGGCGGTTTACGCTCCTATGAGAAAACAAAAGGACTAACTAAATGAACACCAAGAATTTTGAAGCAGTAATGGCTGACTTACACGAAGAGTTAGCCAAACAATTGCTAGGTACAGTACAAGCTGGTGAGGCTAGCCCTAGTCTCCTGAACGTGGCCCGTCAGTTTCTTAAAGACAATGGTATTGATGGTGTACCCACCCAAGGGAACCCCCTCGATAACCTAATACACGCTCTTCCAGACTTCAACGAAGACGAACTCCCACTTAACCACTAGGTAACACATGGCTACACCTGTAGTAGATGACCCTATCAAGAAAGACTTCCGCAAGTTCCTATTCATTGTATGGAAGACCCTCAATTTACCAGACCCCACACCTATCCAGTACGACATGGGGAGCTATCTCCAAGTAGGCCCAAGGCGTTGTGTGATAGAAGCTTTCCGTGGCATTGGTAAGTCATGGATAACCTCCGCTTACGTGGTGTGGTTACTGTACTGTGAGCCTCAACATAAGATTCTGGTGGTATCAGCCTCCAAAGAACGTGCTGATGCTTTCTCAACCTTTACTAAGAGGCTTATTAATGAGATTGAACTACTCTCACACCTCCGCACAAAGAATGGGCAACGTGATTCTGTCATTGCATTTGATGTTGGCCCTTCCATGCCCGACCACTCTCCCTCGGTTAAGTCCGTTGGTATCTCAGGTCAGCTTACAGGGTCCCGTGCTAACACTATAATTGCTGATGACGTGGAAGTTACAAACAACTCCGCTACTCAGACTATGAGAGACAAACTCTCCGAAGCAATCAAGGAGTTTGACGCTGTATTAAAGCCTAATGGTCGCGTGATTTACCTCGGTACACCCCAGACTGAGATGTCCATATACAACCTGCTACCAGAACGTGGCTATGAGATACGAGTATGGCCCTCTCGCTACCCTACAGGCAAACAATCAGCAATGTATCAGGGTAGATTAGCACCCTTTATAGAGCTTCATAGGGCCTCTAATGAGGGGTTACCTACAGAGCCTGACAGGTTTACTAAAGAAGACCTGATGGAGCGTGAAGCATCCTATGGTAAAGCAGGTTTTGCTCTACAATTTATGCTGGACACAACACTAGCAGACGCTGACAAGTACCCACTTAAGCTTGCAGATTTGATGGTGACTGCTCTCAACCCTAAGAAGGGATGGGCAGACCTCGCATGGGCTTCTGGACCTACTCAGATAGTAGAGAATGTGCCTATCGTTGGGTTCACTGGAGATAAGTTCTACAGACCCATGTGGATGGCTGATGACATGCTGGACTTCACAGGCTCTGTGCTTGCCATTGACCCTTCAGGTCGAGGTAAAGACGAGACAGCCTATGCTGTCGTGAAGATGCTTAACGGTTATCTCTACCTAACTCGTATAGGTGGTTTCACCGGAGGATACTCAGACAAGACGCTCACAAGTTTAGCTACTGTTGCAAAGCAAGAGTCCGTGAACATGGTGATTGTGGAGAGTAACTTTGGTGATGGTATGTATGTGAAGTTACTTACACCCATCCTTAATAGAATCCACAAGGTAGCTATAGAAGAAGTCCGTCACTCCACTCAGAAAGAGTTGAGGATGATAGATACCCTTGAACCTGTAATGATGCAGCACCGATTGATAGTCGATGAGAAGCTCATTAAGGAAGACTACGAGACAGCCTCTGAGCCTTCTTACAGTTTGTTCTACCAGATGACTAGACTTACCAGACATAGAGGCGCAATCATCCATGATGACCGCTTGGATGCTCTGAGTATGGCTGTCGCCTACTGGACAGAACAGATGGATGCTGACAGTGAATCTCTAGCTACAATGCAGAAAACTGAAGCCTTCAATAAAGAGATTGAACGGTTCATGGACCATGCTGTTGGAGCAAGACGAAGACAGCCAACATGGATGTAGCTACATTAGCTAATGCTTAATATCAAAGGTTGCACTTAGGGGTAAGCCCCTAGTGCAGAGCATGGACTAATCTCTGAGATATGGTGTTTATTGAATAAAATTAAAAATAATTCTACACCATCATATCTCTGAGATTCTCTTTTTGATTTCCTTTATGTGGTAGATACTGGAGTGTCTACTGGAGTGTCTACTTTTGTTTCGGCAAGAAAATCCGAGGGGGTGATTACGTATAGGGGCAGGCAGAAATCCCCCTCTTACCCTTCAAAAGCTTGGCCAAGCCTCGTTGGATTGTCCTAGAGATATTCCTAATCATTCTGCAGGCTAGCCACAGCAACAATAAAAAGAGGATAGCCGCCTCTTATGATTCCTTTTGATGTCCTTTTGATGTCCTTTTGATGGTCCTATAGATAGTGGCGTTTGTTTCCAGCCTCAATAAGCTACCTATTGTTTTTTTGTTTTTCTTTCCGTATTGAAATGAATTCCATTGACATTATCTGTACAGGGCCCATAATGATTTCAGTGCCGAGGCGGTAGCTGTACGGCATTTAACTAACTTTATATAGGTAACACCATGATTATTAACACTTTTGGAATCAAACAGAACTATAACCTTCAAATGCCACTATCTAGTGGAACCGTAACAACACCATATGATAGCCGTATGATTCAACAACGAGATGAATTGCACGGCAAGATTGTATCTAGGACCAAACGCAACCTTAAAGCGCGGACCAAGATTATCCGGACCATACCAACACCTATTGAAACGCCTACTTATATCGTAGCAATGGGAATCCTAGTTTTTCCAACCTTATTGGCTGCAGTTATTTTGTCGCCACTCTATCTACCTACTCTATAAGCGAGGCAATAACCATGCAAAACACAATCAAATTAAAAGCATTGAAGCAAGGCGAAGAATTTAAGCGTAAAGAGACATCGCAAAAGGTTTTTATACGTGAGCACTTCAATCGTAAAAATTATCTAGGGCCAGCTTCAATATGGTGCAGCGATGCTGACTCAATAGGTGATGGTATCGAGCTAAACCCAAACACTATTGTTTTTATAAACTTTGAATATTAGGAGATAGACCAATGAGTAAATCAATGATTTTAAAGGCTGAACAAATGGGCTTCACAATCCTAGACTACAAACCAACTCAATTTGAATCAGAAGGCTTTTTTGTGGTGCTAGCCATTAACAACAAAAAAGAGTTTGTTACTTGGACGTGGGCAAATGGTGGATTCCATCATGGGCATTATTTTGAGGGCATTACATGGGCTAACAGGCGGGAAGCTATCGCGGACTTTGATAATCGCATTCACTAATCATTCAACAAAGGGCCTTTGTATTTTAAGGGTCCTTGATTGAGTTATTAAACCGATAACCAACAACAACAACAAACCAATGAGGTATTACCAATGACAGACCAACAAGTAGCAGAGTATTACGATTCAAATCTAAACCTAACACTTGCTGAACTATCGGCAATTACAGGTAAAACAATCAAGCAACTTAAACGCATTCTATTAGGAGCATAACCAACAT